CGCTGGAACTTTGCCATGCGCCGGTCAACACTCAATCGGCTGGCCACCGCACCGGAGAGCGAATGGGCCAACGCCTACCAAGTGCCGGTCGATTGCCTGCGCGTGGTCGAACTCAACGGCTACGAGCCGACCGAAAGGAAAGGCGAGTTTTCCGTCGAGGGCGGGCAACTCTTGGCCGACGCCGAGGAAGCCAAAATCCGCTATGTCGCCCGCGTGGAGGACGGATCGTTCTACCATCCGCTTTTTGTCGCGGCCTTGGCCACCGTTTTGGCTTCGCGGCTGGCGGGGCCGCTGACCGGAAGCCGCAACCTCCCCATCGAACTGCTCAAGGAATACGAAGAGTTAACCGGCCCCAAGGCGCGGATGGCCGACGCCTTTGAGGAGCGCAAGCGCCGCAAGATGCCGTGGGTGGACAGCGATCTGGTCGCCGCCCGCTACACCCGTTTTCCGTCCAGCCAGTAGACCATGCCCAACCTCCTCGTCACCGCCTTAAACGCTGGCGAGCTATCGCCTTACATGGACGCCCGTGCGGACGTCGAAAAATACCGCTCTGGTTGCCGCACGCTGGAAAACATGGTCGTCCTGCCCTACGGCGGGGTCTACCGCCGCGCCGGAACCGAATACTTGGGCGAGGCCAAGAACGCCAACCAGCGGTGCCGTCTCATTGGCTTCAACTTTTCGGTCACCACCCGCTTTGTCTTGGAGTTTGGCCACCAGTATCTGCGCGTCTGGGGCAATGACTCACAAGTGCTGTCCGGCGGTTCACCCTTGGAAATTGCCTCGCCCTACCAAGAGAACGAACTGCGCGAACTGCAATACGTCCAGATTAACGACATCATGTATCTGGCGCATGCCAACCACCACCCGCGCAAGCTGACCCGCGTGAGCGACACCAACTGGACACTGGAACGGGTCAAATGGAAATACCCTCCGGTGCTGGATCAGAACATCACCAAGACGACCATTGAAGCCAGCGCCTCGACCGGATCGATCACGCTGACCGGACGCGACAAGGACAACGTCTTGGCCAACGACACCTTCCGCAGCAGCCATGTCGATTCCCAGTGGGCCATCGCGTGGCCGCGCTCTTCGGGCGAGATCAATGCGACCATCGACGGCAACAAAGTGACCGACGACACGCTCGACATCCAAGGGTCATGGACAATCACCACGGTCGGAACATGGCTGGGCAAAGTCCGCATCCTCCGCATCCCGCGGGAGAAGATGGACGCCAGCGGGGGCAGCGATTCGACGTCCATCGCCCGCTCGACGACCACTGCGACCGCCACCTTGGCCAACCACGGCTACAAGACCGGCGACGAAATCTTCATCCCCTCGACCGTGGCCGCTCCCTTTGCCGGAACCTTCACCATCACGCGGGTCGATGCCAACACCTACACGTTCACCGTGGCCAACAGCGGCGCAGCCAGCGCCAGCGCCGTGGCGGTGCAGAACCTTTCCCAGATGGAGGTGGTGCGCGAGTTCACCAGCCAAACCACGGCCCGCAACTTCACCGCGACCGGCACCGAGGACGAGCGGGTCGGACTCAAGCTCCGCATCAGCGATTATGTTTCCAACACCAACGCCCGCGTTTTCTTGGAATCGACCGACTTTAACAGCGGCGGCACGGTGACCATCAACTCTATTGGAACCAGCGGACAGACCGCCACCGCGACCGTGGACAAGTGGCTGGGCAAAACAATCAGCCCGACGACCCAGTGGAGCGAAGCCGCCTTTTCCGATCTGCGCGGCTACCCGCGGGCCGTCACCATCCACGAACAGCGTCTTTGCTTTGGCGGCACCTCCCACGAACCCTCGACCGTTTGGTGTTCCAAGATCGACGACTTTGAAAACTTCCAACTGGGGAGCAAGGATTCCGACGCTTTGTCTTTCACGCTGGCCTCCGGCGAGGGCAACCGCATCGCGTGGATGTTCAGCCAGAAGCGCATGATGGTCGGAACGAGCGGCGACGAGTGGACAATCGGCGGCTTCGACAGCGGCAAAGCCTTTTCCTCGACCAACGTGCAGGCCCAGCGCCAAAGCGGCTACGGCAGCAAAACCATGCGGGCCGTCCTGCTCAACGACGTCCTCCTTTTTATCCAGCGCCGCGGGCGCAAAGTGCGGGAGCTAACCTATAACTTTGAGCGCGACGGCTGGGTTGCCCCCGATTTGACCGTCCTCTCCGAGCATGTCACCTCCGGCGAAATCGCGGAGATGGCCTTCCAGCAGCAGCCCGACGCCATCCTCTGGGCGGTGAGGGGAGACGGGCAACTGATCGGCATGTCCTACGAGCGCGACCAGAACGTGGTCGCATGGCACCGGCACACCACCGACGGCGAATTTGAATCCGTTGCCACCGTCTACGGACTCTCCGGCGCGGACGACGAGGTCTGGCTTTGCGTCAAGCGCACGATCAACGCGCAGACCAAACGCTACATCGAACGATTCAAGCCAGACAACCGCCTCAAGTTTGAGGCCCAGACCAAGGAGGACTGGTGGTATCTGGATTGCGCCAAACGCTATTCCGGCACCGCCACGGCGACCATCACCGGCTTTTCCCACTTGGAGGGCAAGAGCGTGGGCGTGTTGGCCGCAGGAGCCGTCAAACCGACCGACACCGTCTCCGGCGGGCAAATCGTCTTGGACAAGGCCGCATCCAAGGTGCTGGCCGGTCTGCCCTACACCTCTACCGTCCAGCCGATGAAGTTTGAGTTCGACTTGCAGGACGGCCCGACCCGCGGACGCAAAAAGAAGATCAACCGCGTGCAAGTGGGCCTCTACAAGTCGCTGGGCGGGGAGGTTTCGACCAACGGCAACGAGTGGCTCTGGATTTACCCGCGGGACTTCGATGACCCGATGGACGCCAGCCCGCCGCCCTTCTCCGGCGACAGCGAGGTCGTCGTCTCCGGCGACTACTCCGAGGACAGCGACCTTCGCATCCGGCAAATCCTGCCCTACCCGCTGACCATCCGCTGCCTTGTGGCAAAGCTGGACGCATTTGGCGATTGACACTAGTGTGTTTTGACTAAACCCATGAGCAACCCGCTTTTGCAACTTCGCATGTATGACGCCGAGAAAGATCACGCGCTTTTGGTCGAGTGGTGCGAGGCCCACGGGGCCGAAGCGTTTTCTTCCGCCTTGCTTCCCAAACTTGGCGTGATCGTTCAGCAGGACGGAAAGGACAGCGCAGCCTTGTTTCTTTACATGGACAATTCCTGCCCAGTGGCGTGGATCGATTGCGCGGTGACGCGGCCAAAATTGTCAGCCAAAGACGCGATCCAATGTTTCGGGTGCGCCATTGAGTTTTTGAAAAGCGAGGCGCGAATCAATGGATACGCGGTCATTCTGGCCCATGTTGCCAAAGCGCAGGCCCGCGTTTTGGGCCGCTTGGGATTTAACACTAACGAGGGGGGTCTGGTGCGGATGTTCATGCAAACCGGAGAAAACTGATGCCGCTCCCAGTCGTTCTTGTCGCCACCGCCGCCGCCGCCAGTTTGGCCGCGGGCGGATTGTCTTTTTACGGCCAGCAGCAGCAAGCCGCCGCCGCACAACGCATGGCGCAATACAACTATCAAGTGCAGAAGGCGCAGATGGAAATGCAAAACCAGATGGCGGCAATGCAAGCCGAGGGCCAAGCAAAAGTTTTCGATTACAACGCCCAAGTCGCGCAGAACGAAGCGCAGCGCACCGAAATGGAAGCCCGCGAACGCGCCCGCCGGATGCGCGAGGAAAACGAGCGGGCCTTGGGAGCGCAACGCGGCGCTTATGCCAAAAGCGGTGTTACCAGCGCCGGTTCGCCGCTCATGGTCATGGCCGAAACCGCCGGACTGGGCGAACTGGCCGTGGCCGACGAACTTTACAAGGCCGACGCGCAACGCAGCGGACTCTACACGCAGGCCGCGCTGGAACAGTTCAAGGGGCGCATGGCCCGCTTTGAGGGGAGCGGCTACCAGTGGAACGCGGCCAATGCCGGAGCCTTTGCCAAGCCGTTGCTTTTACAAGGCAACAACGAAGCCAGCGCCCTTCGCACCTCCAGCTACGGGTCGCTCATCAGCGGTGTGGGTAATGCCGCCGGAACTCTTGCTCCTTATATGCCAAAAGGTAGCCCTAAAAAACCCACCGGAAGCTAATGGCCAACATCCCCACAGCCCAGATTCCCAACGTGCAGACCGCGGTCGGCAACGAGCCGATGGCTCCCGCGGGCGCGGTGCGCGTTCCGCAGTTTGCCAAGATGCCGGTCTTGGGCCGCGAAGTT